GACAGGATATGATAGAAATTTTTGGATATGGGAGAAGTACCGAGATGGAGGTCATTACCTTCTCGTTGCCGATGTTGCTAGAGGCGATGGCGCTGACAACTCTGTATTTCATGTATTAGACGTAGGAAAGATGGAGATAGTTGCTGAGTATCAAGGTAAACCATCGCTTGATATGTATGCCCAAATGTTATATTCAGCAGGAATGGAATACGGCAAGTGTCTTCTTGTTGTTGAAAATAATGGAATTGGTATTTCTGTATTTGAGAAACTTAAAGATATGGGTTATGAGAATCTTTACTATTCTGTAAAAGGAACTCATGAGTTTGTTGATGCTTCTCAAGGAGAGTTTATGAACAATGCTATTGGGGGTTTCACAACGTCAACAAAGACCCGACCGCTTATTGTAGCAAAACTTGAAGAATTTATTCGGAACAAAATTATAAAAATACCATCGGCACGAGCGTTTGACGAATTCAGAACATTTATTTGGAATAATGGAAAGCCACAAGCCATGAGATCTTATCATGATGATATTATTATGTGTCTTTCTATTATGTGTTGGGTAAGAGATACAGCACTTGAAGTTTCACAAAAAGACTTAGAATATCGTAAGGCCATGATAGACGGTATGTATATGAAAAAGAGTATTATGAACACAACGATTAAAGGCCAAGATGGGTATGATACAGATTTTGAAACTAAATATAAAAAAGAGTTAAATATTGCAAAAAATTTTGCATGGATATTCAAAGGATAATAAATGGCTAAAAAAAATAGAAACTTAGGGAAGAATCCCTATAATCCGGAGAATAGTCTTTTTCGTTCATTAACAAGATTATTTTCTGGTCCTATCACGCAAAGAAGAACACAACAAGGTCGCGCTCTAAGAAGACGACACTTGGATGCTTATGCTTCTCGTTTCACTTCTGCTTCCGGAAAACAGTTTAAGAAGCAAGAATACAATCCAATGAATATCATGACCGTTAACATGATATCAAATAGAAATAGAGCAGAACGTTATGTTGACTTCGATCAAATGGAATATACGCCAGAGTGTGCATCATCTCTAGATATTTATGCGGATGAAATGACAACTCATTCTTCTTTACAACAAATGTTAAGAATCAAATGTCCTAATGATGAAATAAAAACAATTTTAGAAAATCTTTATCATAATGTTCTTAACATTGAACATAATCTGTTTGGCTGGTGCAGAACAATGTGTAAATATGGAGATCTTTTTCTTTATCTAGATATCGAAGAAGGCATGGGTGTAAGAGCCACTATCGGTCTTCCTCCTCAAGAAATTGAGCGCTTAGAAGGCGAAGACGAAACAAATCCTAATTATGTCCAATTTCAATGGAATTCAGCTGGAATGACATTAGAAAACTGGCAAATGGCTCACTTTAGAATACTTGGTAATGATAAACATGCTCCATATGGAACATCTGTATTGGAACCAGCAAGAAGAATTTGGAGACAGCTTACTCTCCTTGAAGATGCTATGATGGCATACCGAATCGTACGTGCTCCGGAGAGACGTGTATTTAAAATTGATGTCGGCAATATTCCTCCTCAAGATGTCGAACAATATATGCAAAAGGTTATGACTCAAATGAAGCGTCATCAAGTCGTGGACCCCAAAACAGGTCGGCTTGATTTAAGATACAATCCATTGTCAATTGAAGAAGATTATTATATTCCTATTCGTGGAACCTCAAACACGGATATTGTTAACCTGCCCGGTGGAGCCATGACCGCGACAATTGAAGATGTTAAGTATCTTAGAGATAAGCTGTTCTCCGCACTTAAAGTACCTCAGTCCTATCTTACAATGGGAGAAGGAGCGCAAGAAGACAAAACAACTCTTGCGCAAAAAGATATTAGATTTGCAAGAACAATTCAAAGACTACAACGAGTTGTTATTGCTGAACTTGAGAAGATTGGAATCATTCACCTATTCACTATGGGTTTCCGTAATGACGATCTTCTTGGTTTTAAATTACAGTTAAACAATCCATCAAAGATTGCTGAACTTCAAGAACTTGAACATTGGGATAAAAAATTCTCTGTTGCTGGAAATGCTACGGAAGGATATTTCTCAAAACGTTGGGTTGCCGAGAACCTATTCGGTCTTTCAGACGAAGAGTTTGTCCGTATGCAACGCGAAATGTTCTTTGATAAAAAGTTTGGTGCTAGTCTTGAGGCAGCAGCTTCCGGTGATGCCGGTGGTGGCGATGCCGGCGGCGGTGGCCTCGGAGACTTAGGAGGCGGCGGTGATGCTGGTGGCGGACTAGACCTCGGTGGCGGTGATGATACCGGTGGTGGATTAGATTTAGGTGGTGATGCCGGAGGCGAGGCTGCTGGGGACACGAGCCCTGGTGCCGAAGGGGGTGATCAAAATGACGATGTTCTCTTGGCTGAACCACCCGCTAAACGAGATGACGAGCCAACATACAAGCGTGGCAAATACAAGCGTCATCAAACTTCATATTCAAAAGGTGGCAGAAGCAAACAAATGAAAAACCAAGCTACCGGAGAATATGGCAATACATATAGAACAACCTTTCAAGGTAAGTCTGGTTTTGGTGGATTAGATTCTCTTGCTCGTGGAATTACAGAAAGTAGGGAAACAGAAGAAGAAAAACTATTTAAAACATCAAAGCAAGTTGACAACTTGATCGAGAGTCTATTAAAGAAGGTAAAAGAAAATGAAACTGAGTGAATCTAGAATTAAACAAATAATTAAAGAAGAAATGGATTTAATGGAAATGGAATTTGATCCATATACCATAGTAATAGGTGCTGGTGCTGCGTATGGATTATATAAAATGTTATTTGGTCGTGAACCATCTAGTGCCGAGGAAGCCTTGGAAGCTCTTCGTGAAAAAACAGCAGAGCTTGAATTAGAGGCCGAAGAAGCAGAAAAGAGAGGGAGATTTTTAAGACCTCCAGGTCAAGGAGATTTTCAAAAAATAAAAGCTAGGCAAAAACTTAATCAGTTAAAAAAAGAACGTGGTGAAATGTAGGAGATAATAATGAAGCACAATAAGAAAAGAAATACCGCTTTTCTTTACGAATCTCTTGTTAAAGAATTAACAAAGACTATTGTAAGACAACAAGAAGATAGAAAAGAAAAGATAATAAATATTATAAAAGAGAGCTTTGCCAAAGGGTCTCCGCTGCAACGAGACTTAGAGCTTTACAAATCTATCTTGGAAAACAAAGATAAAATGACAAAAGATTTTACAGAGCGTTTTCTTGTTGAAACAAAGAAAGATTACAATGCAATTGATCGCAAGTCCGTCTTCAATGCTCAAACAAAGGTAATTACACAGATTAACCAACAGCTTGGCTCGGATGTGTTTAAAAACTTTGTTCCAAACTATAAAGACATTGCAACAGTTGGTGCTTGGTTTCAAGATAATATTCCACATGCTAAATCCCGTCTTATTGTCGAAACAAAAGTTAAAGCTTTGCTTGTTCCTTCCGAGACAGAAGAAAAAGAAATGAAGCATATTGACAATCTTACTTATAAAACTTTTGTTAACAAGTTTAATGAGACTTATAAGAATTCTCTTAAAGAAAACCAAAAAAAGCTTCTCACAAATTATATTGTTTCGTTTTCCGATAATGGGCTTGGACTTAAATCATTTGTTAATGAAGAAGTCGGAAATTTGAAAGAAAAACTTGCCGAAAAACTTTCAAAGGGTGTTGACACCTTTGGGGAAGAAAAACATCAAAAACTCAAAAAAGTCTCGGTAATTCTTGAAGATTTTGGTAAGAAACCATTAGATGAGAAATTGGTTAAAAAATTATTTTATATTCAAGACTTGGTGGAGGAATTGTAATGGTAAAAGTTAACGTCTTAAATCCAACTGGTGTAGATATACAAACAAACGCAGAGCGTGATGCTGGACATGTTGATGTTGGATTTGAAAAAAATATTGAAGTAGACATCAAGCCAACAACTGGTGTTAAGATTAATGACAGCAAAAAAACAGAAAAAGAAAAGCTAAACTTCAAAAGAGCCATCAATGGAGATATCATGATTTTTGAACACAAAGATATCGATATCATGATATTAAGAAAAGAAAAAAAAGTGGTTGCTTTCGCGAAAGAAATACTAACTGATAATGTATATGGAGCCGAGAGTAGGCTCTTTGATCATTTGAGAAAAAGAGGAATTATTAAATACGACTCTGTCCAAGGCGGAAACATATACGGCTCTATGGAAGGTAAAATGCTAGAACCGGTTAAAGAAATAAAAAATTTAAGTTCTTTAACTTTGACAATTATACATGAATGGCTCAAATCAGAGAAACCTATGATGGATTATATGGAACAACACGATGACTTAATGGACGATGCCATATTAGATCCAGATGATGATAAAGCAACAGAACTTGGTGAAGTTCCACACGAAGAGGAAAAGGGATCAATTCTTCAAAAAAACCTTTTTGCTCCTTATCTTTATGGAAGATATACGTACTGATGAAAAGAATATTAAATGAATGGCGAAAGTTTTTAATCTTAGAAGGTGCTCCGACTATACCATTTGATAATGAACACCTTGAGAAAGATCTATGTGTTTATCATTGGGACGATGATGATGAAGAGCATCATATTGTTTTGTACAGAAAACAAAAGTATGTTGATGATTTCTATGTAATTGGTTATATTGCCGCTATGCAAATAACAGAGCCCGGTGATGACAGGTTGCAGTGTATTCCAAATACATTTCAGGTTTCTGCCGTTTATGTGGAGCCAGCTTTACAAGATAGTGGTTTTGGTAAGTTACTTTATTCTCTTGCTTTTGCCGCTATTCCTGATGGAGCCGGTTTAACATCTGATAAATATTCTGGAACACTACCCGGAGCACAGAGAGTTTGGGATAAAATGTCCAACAGTTCTGAGTTTGCCAAAAGAAAAACTTCTAAGGGAAATGATGAGTTTGATTACACAACATATGAAACACCAAATGATCCAGAGGATGATTGTGGTACTCCGTACAAAAAAAATAATGACAATAATGCTTCACACAATTCTCTAGAAAAAGTTAATAATTCAGCAGGTGATATGTTGTTGAACATGTATAAGTCAAACCATGAATCAAACGATTATTTAAATAAAGAAGATTTTGAAAAAAGAGTGTTAACGTTTGGTATGAATAGGTTTGGTCAGATATATTCTAGACTTGCCAACAAATCATTAAACTAGAGGTTATCGTGGAAACACTACAATTTATTCTTGCCTGTTACGGTATGACTTTTATTATCGTCTATGGGAAAATCTTTGAAGACTTGAGACCAAAGAAAGATTACACAAAGAAATGGAACACATTATTTCATTGTCCACTTTGCATGGGCTTTTGGGTTGGTGTGTTTATGTGGGCGATAAATGGTTTTACGGAACTATTTACATTTGAATATTCATTAATTAACGCATTTTTGTGCGGATGTATCTCTGCTGGTACATCATACATTTTATCGATGTTGGTTGATGATTTTGGTTTTAAACATGGAGTTAAAAATGATTAGTAAAAAATGGATGCTACAACCTGTAAGACGCTGTTGTTCTGGTAGCTGACACAAGCGGGTAGCGCCCG